GAAGATGAGCCCGGCGTCACAAACCTCCAAAGCCACAAAGACATGATTGACTTTGTGAACGAAGACGGCGCAGCACCCATCCTGCTCGATAAGGAACGTATGGCGGATATGGAGTTCGAGGACATCACAGACGATGACGAGGACTTTTTATCAAAGCTTAAGCGTGATAAAAACGGTACCCCTGAATCTGATGTGTACAACTGCTTAGTCGTCCTTAAGCAAGACTCAGCGCTCAAAGGTAAAATCCGTCTCGATGAATTTGCACACCGCTTAGTCGTGATTGACGACCTTCCTTGGCGTGGTAAGGACGAAACCCCGTACTGGACGGATACCGACGATGCGTGCTTACGTAACTACTTTGCTACGAAATACCTAATCAAGGGTAAAGGCATCATCGACGATGCCTTGCAAGAGGTAACGCAAGATAATAAATTCCATCCTGTGCGTGAGTATTTAAAGGGGTTAACCTGGGACGGCGAATGTAGACTGGATACTCTCTTCATCGATTATATCGGAGCTGAAGATACCGAGTATATCCGAGCGGTTACTCGTAAATGGATGTGCGGTGCCATCGCACGAGTAATGGAACCTGGCGTTAAGTTTGATACGGCTATTGTATTATACGGTGCACAAGGTTTAGGTAAATCCCTTATCTTGGAGCGGTTAGGCCGTAAATGGTTTAACAATTCTTTAGTCGATATCAAAACCAAAGACGCCCTAGAACAAATTCAGGGCTCCTGGATAGTCGAACTTGCTGAACTTGCACCGACCTACAAGAACGATAATGAAATCGTTAAAGCGTTTATCAGTCGTACCTCTGACAGGTTCCGTTCTCCATATGGCAGACGTACCGAGGAGTACCCTCGCCAGTGTGTATTCGCTGGTTCCACTAACAATCTTATGTTCCTTAAAGACCGTACCGGTAACCGCCGATTTTGGCCGATTACTGGCGATAAGGAGCGGAAGATAAAGCACTCCTGGGAGTTATCGAAAGATGATATCGACCAATTATGGGCAGAGGCTTACTACTACTGGTCTGAAGGTGAACCGTTAGTACTCGAGGGAGCACTTGAAGAAGAAGCCCTTAGAATTCAATTATCCCATACAGAAGGCGGTGAACTCGTAGGTCTTATTGAAGAGTACCTCGATATGCTACTTCCTGAAGACTGGGAAACAATGGATATCTATGACAGACGAGATTATGTCGCTAATTATGGCGATGACGATCATTGTGGTTCAGTGCAGCGGGAACGAGTGTGTGCCCTTGAGATATGGTGTGAAGTGCTTGGCGGGGACAGGAAGAACCTGCAGAACGCAAAGGCTAGAGAGATTATTGACATCTTGCAGTCAACGCCTGGATGGAACCCATACACAAAAGGGACAGGAAAAGCACGTTTTGGCAGGCTTTACGGCCCACAAAGAGCGTTTATAAAGGAAGGTACAGACCTCCTATCAATGTATAAACGAAATCACGGTAAGTAGGTGTGTCCAATTATTTGAGGTGTGTCCAATTATTTAATAGGTATGAATGTTCGTAAAAATAAATATCCAAGCCTATACATCGATGAATTTTGATATAGTGCAATAATTGGACACACTAAACACGCTTGGACACACTAATCGGACACAGGCAAAAAGCAGATAACTGCTAATCTAAATAGTATAGTGTATCTAGTGTGTCCAATTATTTATATAAAAATAAAAAAATAAATATATGAATAATTGGGTGTATATATATAAGCGTAAAAAACGCAAATACGCGTATATATATATGTTGGAAAAAAATTGGGCACTTCGGACACACCCCCCCCATAAATCCAGTATTGGTGCGGGTTCATAGGCGTGTCCGAGGGTGTGTCCAATTATTAAATGAGAACGAGGTGAGAACGTGGAAAAAGACATCGAGCGATGGTTAGGAAATCAACTCAAAAAAATGGGGTGTATATATATGAAATTCGTGTCACCTGGAAATGATGGTGTACCGGATCGGATTATTGTACTTCCTGGAGGCGGTGTTATATTCGTCGAGTTAAAGGATACGACCGGTAAGCTGATGGCTAATCAACGAGTACAGATTTCACGATTACGAAAGCAAGGCGCTTTGGTGTTTGTGGTAACCGGGATGTCTGATGCCAAGTTATTTGTTGAAGATATGGAAAGGGCGATACATGGACTTTCATCCACACGAGTATCAAAGCATTGCAATACAACGAATCATTGATAATACCCATTATGGCTTGTTACTGGATATGGGTTTAGGTAAGACCATATCTACACTGATTGCGATTGAACGGCTTATGTATGACTACTTTGATATTAAAAAAGTATTACTCATTGCACCTAAGAAGGTAGCAGAGTCTACATGGGCCCAAGAAACGCAAAAATGGAGTGCTACACGGCGTTTAACGGTGGCTAAGGTGTTAGGTTCCGAGAAGGAACGCATACACGCCTTAGAGAGTGATTCTGACATTTATGTGATAAATCGTGAAAACGTGCAATGGTTATATGAGTACTACCATAAGAAAAAATCGTTCCCTTTTGACATGTTGGTGATCGATGAAAGCTCTTCTTTTAAGAACCCACAGGCTAAGCGCTTTAAGGCTATGCGTAAAATGAGACCTCTCTTTAAGCGCATTGTCATTTTAACTGGTACGCCAGCACCGAATACCTTAATGGATATTTGGGCGCAGATGTATTTATTAGATGGCGGGGACCGATTAGGAAAAACGCTTACTGAGTTCCGATGTCGCTACTTTACTCCGGACAAAACAAACGGCCATGTGGTGTATAGCTACCGATTACTACCAGGTAGCGATAAGGCGATATTTGGTAAAATCCAAGACATTTGTATGAGCTTAAAAGCTAAGGACTATCTCAAACTACCAGAGCGCATTGAAAACGTAATTACTGTAGAAATGAGTCCTAAAGAATGGGAACTCTATAAACAGATGGAACGTGAGCACGTGCTAAGTATCGTAGATGATGACGACGTGAGCGCGCTTAATGCAGCAGCACTCGCCGGTAAATTGCTACAACTGGCAAATGGATCCATTTATAACGATGATGGTGAAATCGTAGTTGTCCATAACGAGAAGATTGAACGATTGAAAGAATTGGTAGAAACGAATGAAGGGAAACCGATGTTAGTGTTCTATAACTTCAAACATGACCTTCAATCGATTAAAGAAGCATTCCCGAAAGCCGTTGAGTTAAAGACCGATGATGATGTAGCCGAGTGGAACAAAGGCAAGATTCAAATGTTACTGGCACATCCCGCATCAGCAGGGTACGGCTTAAACCTACAAGCCGGCGGCAATATCATCGTATGGTATGGGCTGACATGGAGTCTTGAACAATACCAACAAGCTAATGCGAGACTACACAGACAAGGGCAAACACAGCCCGTGATTATCCACCACCTAGTAACAAAAGGCACGATGGACGAGCAAGTTATGAAAGCGTTAGAACGTAAAGAAGCCGGGCAGGATGCCCTCTTAGAAGCTATAAAATATCGTAAAGAATTGTATAAGGAGTAGAACTATGCAAAAGAAATGCAGACGATGCGGAGACACATTTACAGTAAAAACACACGAGGACTATTGTCCTGAGTGTGAAAAAGTAATGACGCCACCTGGCGCAGGTGTTAGTAAAGAGCTAACGTGTGAGGGATGCGGGGCGACCTTTATTCACAAAAAAGAAAAAGCGCAAGGTCGTTGGCCTAAATATTGTCCGGATTGTCTACCTAAGTATTCGAAAGTACCTAAGAAGAAGGAAGAGACAGTGCAAACTATTGCAGAAAAGGTAGTGAAAGCTATCGAGGAGCCGGAAGTCAAGGTGACGCCTAAGGAAGAAGATGTCATCAATCATCCTTCACACTACACACGCGGTAAGATTGAGGTTATCGATTTTATCGAGGATCAACAGCTTCCTTATCATCTAGGTAATGTTATCAAGTACATCGCAAGAGCAGGGTATAAAGGGGATAAACTCGAAGACCTAAAAAAAGCGCGGTGGTACTTAGACCGATACATCAAAGGGGTAATGCAGCATGAGTGATTATAAAGAAAAGGCGACTGCGTATCTGCAAGATATCAAGTTGATAGCTATCCGTATTCAATCGCTACGGCAAGATATTCGCAAACTGCAGTATGATATCATCACCCTATCGGCAATCGATTATTCCAAAGACCGAGTATCGGGAGGCAGTACTCCGGCAGGGCTTGAAGGTGATGTGGCTAGACTTATTGATACAGTCGATACCAAAAAACGGGAGATAGCAAAGCTTATTGCTAAAAGGGAAGAAGCACGGGCTTTGATTGAAAAGATAGAATGTATACCAGGGCGAATTATATTATCGCAAGAGTATATTAACGGGGCATTCCCTAAGAAAGTACAAGCGATGATATATTACGAAAAAAGCAGTTACTTCAATTTAAAAAATAAAGCGTTGAACGAATTAGGGGAACTCCTTTCATAGTGGAGTACTTTGGAGTGTTTTGGAGTATTTTGGACTTAAATGAACCGACTTGACATAGTATAATGTAGTTGTGAAAGGTGTCATTAGTCATCTAACACGAATCCTCTCTTATACACAACTCGGCAAAAAGCACGGTGATGACGACCGTGCTTTTTGTTGTATGTAGCATTGTAAATACAGGGGCCCGTATTTATGGTGTAGGCGATCGCGTAAGCTAAGGAGAGGGAATATGTAAAAATGAAATTTACCGCACAATGAAACCAGGGCGAGCCGAATTTGTCCACAGAATAATACTAAGCTTATACATTATGAGCTTGCCCTGTATCGTTGTACGCTGACATCTGATGACTAGAACTAGTAGTCCTCCAATAACTATATAGCCTAACAACAACCAACTAGTCATCGGATTTGAGCGTACAAACGTATTAAAGGTGAGAAGGTATGAGCACAGAAGTCAAATGTATTAAACGTAAATGCCTGAATAATAAGAACGGCGTTTGCACAGCACAACTAATTGAATATGACGGCCTGTGTCAAACGTATATCACACATGACCGCGCACACAAAAGTAATTGTGGATTATGCACTCGTTCGCACGGCCGATTTAAGAGAAACGGCCGTGATGTATTAAGATAGCCAGGAGGTGAGATAGTGGCTGCATTAGCAAATAAACGACATGAAAAATTTTGTCATGAGTACATCAAAGATATGAATGCGACACAAGCCGCTATTCGAACTGGTTAATCTGAGAAAACCGCCAATAGAATAGGCAGCCGATTGTTGTCAAATGTTGATATAAAAACGAGGGTCGCAGAATTACGGGAAGCCTACTTCAATGAAAACATCATGACGGCTCAGCAGGTCGAGTATGAGTTAACAAGAATTGCCCTGGGGCTCTCAAATGAAAAACACGTCGTTATCGAAGGTACAGGGGAAGGATGTTCCGAAGCCCGCATTATCGATAAACCACCTGACGAAAAGTCAAGACTGAAAGCCCTGGAGCTAATGGCTAAACGCCATAGAATACTCAGCGGTGATACGACTATCGATATTAAGCCTGTACTCATCGTAGGTGGTGACGATATTGCAGACTAATAGAGTGTACTTGCCTGATATCGTAGGCAAGGGATACGGTGCTTTTTGGCGGTTCAAGGGGCGTTATAAAGTAGTCAAGGGCAGTCGTGCCAGTAAGAAGTCTTCTACGCAGTCTCTAAAAGTTATTATGGAGATAATGGAGAACCCTTGTATAAACTGGCTAGTCGTTCGTAAGACAGAACGGACTTTGCGTGACAGTTGTTTCGCGCAACTCAAATGGGCTATGCGTCAGTTAAAGGTGGAGCGGTATTTCAAATGTTCCGTATCTCCACTTGAGATAACGTATATTCCAACAGGGCAGAAGATTCTATTTCGTGGTCTCGATGATCCTTTAAAGGTAACGTCCATTACTGTTGAAGTCGGCGCTTTGTGTAGGCTATGGATTGAAGAAGCTTACGAGATTATGAGCGAGGATGCGTTCAATAGGTTAGACGAATCTATTCGTGGTCAGTTACCCGATGGAATGTATCACCAGGTAGTGCTTACGTTTAACCCGTGGTCTGATAGGCACTGGTTAAAGAAACGCTTTTTTGATGAGCCTAGTGAAAACGTATTGGCCATGACTACGAATTACCTGTGTAACGAGTTCCTGAGTGAATCGGACTTAGTGTTATTCGAAGAAATGAAGAAGAACCCTAAGCGGTACCAGGTAGCGGGGCTCGGTAACTGGGGCGTTGTTGAAGGCCTGGTTTACGAAAACTGGAAAGAACAAGAATTTAATGTCGATACAATTAGAGGTCAAACCGGTATCAAGTCCGCGTTTGGCCTTGATTTTGGTTATACAGTAGACCCTACAGCGCTAGTGTGCATGCTAGTTGATATGGCGAATAAGAAAATCTACATATTCGACGAGCTGTACGAGACAGGGCTTACGAATCAACAATTAGCATCTCGTATCATAGATATGGGATACGCAAAAGAGAAGATTCGAGCCGATAGCGCCGAGCCTAAATCCATCGAGGAATTGTACCAGGCAGGGCTAAAGGGTATAACCAGGGCACGTAAGGGTAAAGATAGCATATTAAACGGTATTCAGAGGATACAAGACTACGAATTAATCGTTCATCCAAGATGCGTTAATGTGCTGCGTGAGTTATCCACATACCAATGGGCGAAGGATCGCTTTGAAAAATACACAGGGAAACCTGAAGACGAAAATAACCATGCTATGGATGCTATGCGGTATGGTTTGGAAGATATTAATGTAGAAAGGTGGTCGTTTGATTGATATTATCTCAGCTATGGGACCGCATCATAAAAGGTTCAGCGACTATGTCGGAACGAGAGTTCCTACAAGCACAACTGCGTAATTTTCTAGGTAGCGAACAACGGAAAACGATGTGTACTGCTATCGATTACTACGACGGTAAACATGACATTTTGAATAAGCAACGATATGTTATTGGTGAGGGTAATACGCGAATAGCGTTACAGGGCGTTCCTAATAATCAGATTGTGGATAACCGATTTGATGATTTAGTAGACCAAAAGGTTAACTACTTATTGTCTAAGCCATTAGATATTAACGCCGATGATGACGAGCTCGATAAGATGTTCGGTATTCAGTTCCAGCGTTTGTTGAAGTCTGTAGGCAAGTTCGCAACGATGGCAGGTAAGGCGTATATCCATCCTTACATCGGTATTGATGGTTCACTTAAGTTCAAAATGATGAAACCGCATCAGGTTTTACCATTTTGGGCAGATGAGGAACACACACAACTAGATGCGTTCCTTTACTTGTACGATATTGAGTATTATACAGGGCTAGAAACTAAGACTATTCATAAAGTCGAATACTACACACCGAATGGTATCCAGTATTACATATGGGATACGGAACGTTTACTTCCTGATCCGGATAAAGAAAACACTGCCAATTTTGCGATTGCCGATACACCGTATAACTGGGAACGTATTCCTCTCATTATGTTCCGTGCGAATGAATTCGAGCAACCGCTTATCGATAAGGTTAAATCCTTGCAAGATGCACTTAACCGATTACTATCTAACTTCCAGGACAATATGGAAGAGGATATCCGCAGCACAATTTTGATTTTGCAGAACTATGACGGCGAAAATCTCGCTGAGTTCCGTCAAAATCTTGCATCGTATGGCGCGATTAAGGTTCGCACAGTAGATGGTGTCAATGGTGATGTGAAAGCCTTAAAAATAGAGGTGAATAGCGACAATTACCAATTACTAATTAACATTTTGCGCAAAGCTATTATCGAGAACGGCCGAGGCTTTGATGCTAAGGACGATCGTATGGCTAACAATCCAAATCAGATGAACATTATGTCGATGTACTCTGATATTGATTTAGATGCCAATGAAATGGAGCTCGAATTCAAATCTAGCTTGCACGATTTGATGTGGTTCGTTAACACGTACCGCGGTTTAACTAATCAAGATACAGTCGAAGAAGTGGACTTCATCTTCAATCGTGACCTACCAATCAATGAAGGCGATACCATTAACAACTGCAAAAACTCCGTTGGTATCATCTCCAATGAAACCATTATCGCAAATCATCCGTGGACAACTGATGCTGCGGAAGAACTTGCAAAAGTTAAAAAGGAACAGTCCGAAGTAACAGCAGATTTTGTTGTACCGAACGGCGGTGAGGCAGATGGCGAATGATTACTGGGAGAAACGGTATGAGCGGTTACTCGATGAATCGTTTCAAAAAGCTAGTTTGACCGATGACGAAATCAAAGCTAATTATGCCAGGGCGTTACGCCGGATTGAAAAGGCTATCAACGATTGGTATCGCCGGTTCGCCACAGAAAACGGACTTCAACTAGCCGAGGCAAGGAAACTACTGAACGCCTACGAGATGAAAGCCTTTAAAATGGATTTAGCTGAATTCAAGGCAGAGGCTAAGAAACTCGGCGTATCTGAAGAACACCAACAAATGCTATCGAACGCATCCATTCGTGAGCGGTTAAGCCGTGAACAGATGCTGTATATCAATGTTGTTCACGAGCTCGAAATACTGGCTCAAAAGCAGAGTATTTCACTTAACGACTTATTGAAAGATGTGTATCAATCCTCCGCGTACAAGTCGGCATACACAGTGCAGACGCAACGCGGAGAGTACGCACCTATTAATACGATTGATAGTAAGCGTGTAGATAGCGTGGTTCACAGTCAATGGGCTAGCGATGGCAAGGACTTCAGTAGTAGGATTTGGGGCGATACAAGTAAGCTAGTAGCTAACTTGCAGAATGATTTCACCCAAGCCCTTATTATTGGGCAAGGGGCAGACACGATGGCAGATAATCTGCATAAGCGGATGAAGACATCATACAGTAACGCTAAGCGGTTAATCGAAACGGAGACGGCACGGGTTCACGAGCAAGGGTTTCTTGATAGTATGAAAGACCTAGATGTCGAGGAGTTAGAGATACTGGCTACACTAGATAGTCATACTTCTTCTATCTGCAGACACATGGATCGTAAACGTGTCAGAGTCGTAGATGCTAAACCAGGCGTTACCGTTCCGCCATTTCATTGCTATTGCCGTTCAACTACAATTCCATATATCCCAGGACTTGAAGGGGAAACACGGTCCGCAAGAGACCCTTTAACCAACAAAGCTGTGCCTGTGGAAGGTGATTTAAGCTATGAAGAATGGTATAATAAATATGTAAGAAATGATACGGTAATAGGCGTAACTACTGCTAATGGGATTGTTATTAAGGCGTTATCGAAGCA